AGAATTGAATGAATTGCTTAATGAAAGTTATGCAGATGACAATTCAACTAAACTATTGATAAAAGAAGCCTCGGAAGTGATAGATTATCATACGAGGGGTATTTCAAAAAGATATGACCAAGAAACTGCTCCTGATGATTTAAAAATAGCTGTCGCAGATCAAGTCAGATATAATGAGGCAAACTATGGTATCGACTTGGAATGGGCAAGTGGAAATGTTTCTATTAATACAGGAAAAACTTCTTTTTCAAAAAATACAGGAGAAACAGGTAGTGCTGAATATAAAAAGATAAGTCCAAAAGCTCATAGGCATTTAAAAAAGGCAGGACTTATTAATAGGTATCTACGATGATAGATCCAAGACTATCACTCCATGTCCACGAAATCGAGTTATACATACGAGAAAATAGTGGGTATGGCGATGGTTATTCAGAAGAACCTATTATAATCAAAAATGTTTATTTTGAAAAAAATACACGATTAGATAGGGTATCAGATGATGAAGAGAGAGCAAATGCCTGGTTCTCGGTATTTAAAAAGATAGAAATTAAAAAGGGAGATATGATCAAATACGAGAATGATTATTATATCATTACAGACATTGAAGAGTTCAAAAAGCCAAAAACAAATGTGTTCGAGCATATGGAGTGCCAATTAAGACAATCGGCAGGAGAACAAAACAATGACTAAAGCAACTCACTATTTTGATAAATTACCTACAGATTTCAACAAATATGAAAAAGAGGGAACTAAATTAGTATTGAGAGAGATGCACCAAGATAGTGATCGATATGTTCCACACGATACAGGTAGGACAAGAGTCGAATCTGAAATCAACGAAAGAAAAAGAATGGTTATATGGGCTAATGAATATGTAGAGTTTATATTTTGGGGAATCTATATGAATTTTCAAAAGACACACAACTCCGAGGCACAAGCAATGTGGACTGATGTTGCTGAAAAGAAGCATGGAGATAAGTGGGCAGAAATATATGCTGATACATTGCTAAAAGCATTTTAAAGGAGAGGTAATATGTATTTAAATGTTATAGATGATATTGTTAATTATTTAGTAGAGAAAACAGAAACTGCAGATCATAAGTTTATATTTGGGCAGAACTTATTCGTAGGTGCTATGCCTGAAAAAATTAAAAAGACTGTGACATTAAGGCAGGAAGAACCATCGACTATATATAATTACAATAACAAAACAGGCGAAGAAACATATCCGATCAGCATAAGAATAAGAGGAACCTCAAAAGAAAACGAAACAAGAGCAATAGCCAAAATTATTCACGATTTATTAGAAGATTTGCAAGATGTAGACTTCGAAGATTACAGGTTGATAAGAGGATCATTCGAAACTAAACCTTATCAATTAGAACCAAGAGATTTAGAAAATAATTATATCTATGTGGCTTTATATATAGCTTTAGTAGAAAGAAAGGAGCAAGAAAATGGGTAGGAATGCTAATAACAAAACCAAGTTAGAAATCGATATAACCTTTGCAAATGAAACTCCTACATTAGCCGAATTTGATGGAATCGAAACATTAGATTGGGCTGTAGAAGAAGAAGTTCAAACAGGTTACTTCATCAGCGATGGTGGAGCTGGTTATTCTGATGTAACTGCTGGTCGATTAACTATTACTTTAACAGGTAAAAGAGTATATGGAGATCCAGCACAGGACTACATTGTAGGCTTAACAGGACAATGGGGAGCAAATAGAAAAAACAAGCTCAAAATCACACTTCCTGATGAAAGCTACTTTGAAATCCCATGTTCAATTGAGATAGCTTCAATTGCAGGTGGCGATGCTTCAGATTTATCAGCTTTTGAAACAATATTGCATAGCGATGGAGCATGGACATATACTCCAGCTTCATATTAAGAAGAGGGAGTCAAAACTCCCTCTTTAATTATAATTAAAGATTAGATTAGAAAAAGAAAGGAAGATTATAATGGAAAACACACAAAAAACACAGTTTCAATTTAAAAAGAAAGAATATCCTAAATTACCAATAGAAGTAGATGGAGAGTATATTGAGTTAGAAATCAATACATCGACAGGTAATATAATGGAATCGTATTCAATTGCAGAAAAAATACAATTGAATAAAAATAATAACAAAGATAGAGTTTTATTCTTAACAGAGTTTATAAAGATATCAAAACTAATATTTGGAGTATCGGCATATAACGATCATCTTCAATTTTTAGATTTAGAGGATTTTGTAGAACTAATGATACATGCAATAAATAATTACATTAATCCTGAAGCAGAAAAAATCAATAAAAAACAAAATGTAAACTTTAACGAAGCAAATTATAAAAAGCCATTTGAAGTGAAGTGATTTAAATGTCAACATTAAAGTGGCATTACACTAACGACATCCACAATTATATTACAATTGGGGATGAAGAATTTAGGCTTAATACAGCATACGACAATGTCATGATATTACTTCGTGCATTTCAAGATAAAACATTAAAAAATAAACTTGATGCCTTTTTTAGAATCATAATATTTAAAACAGATCATGAAAGATTTAAAATGGCAACAAAATATTGGACAGGCAGTGAGTTCGGAGATTTGGCAGATCATATCTCTAAAAATGTTTTACACTTCAAGCAGGGAGATAAAAGCAAACGATATTATGATATAGACATGGATGCTGAACTGATATATGCATCGTTTTATAAGGATTATAAGATATCATTAGTAGAAAAAAAGGGCAAGATGAAGTGGGTAGAGTTTATCATTTTACTTGAAAATTTGAGTAGCAACACAGCACTTGGGCGAGTAATTAAAATAATGAAATCAAAACCTAAAGATCTATCGCCTGAAGAAAATAAGATAAGAGTAGAACGAACAAGACTGTTGAACCAGGATAACGACTTGCAATCACAAATAGATGGATTAGTAGGCTTCCTGATGAAAACAGCAAAAGTAAAAGCAGATGTTAAGCAAGAAAGTAAGTAAGAAAAAGACATCTCCAAGATTAGATAGAAAGGAGATGTAGTATATGGCAACAAAAAGAACAGTAGAGTTTGAATTTAAAAGCAATGCTCATACATTAGTTGATCAATTGCAAAAAGCAGACAAAGGAGTATCAGGTATCCAGGACAAATTAAGTGGATTATCTAAAAATATGACTAATGTCGGTAAAAATCTAACTAAAAATGTAACTGCACCGTTAGCAGGACTTGCAACAGTGTCAGTTGTAACTGTGGCTAAGTTCGATGACAGCATGTCTCAGGTTGCTGCTATCAGTGGTGCTGCTGGCAACGACCTGGAAAGGTTGAGAGACTTAGCTAAAGACCTTGGTGCTACTACTAGATATTCTGCAAGTGAAGCAGCAGATGCAATGACTTATTTGGCACTTGCAGGTTACGATACTAACCAGATATTAGAGGCCACTCCTGGCATGTTGAACCTTGCAGCAGCAGCAGGCATGGATTTGGCAACTGCAGCAGATATTGTCACCGATACCATGAGTGGTTTCCAAATGAATGCAGAGAAAGCAGGTGAGGCAGCAGATATATTTGCTGCAGCAAGTTCCAAGAGCAACACCAATGTTAATCAACTTGGTGAAGCAATGAAATATGCTTCCTCTACTGCAAATGCAGCAGGAATGGACTTGGCACAGACTGCAGCTGTCTTAGGTGTATTTGCTGACAGTGGTATCAAGGGTGGTATGGCAGGTACGACTTTCAACGCCATGCTTAGAGATCTGAAGAAGGCGAACGCAGAGGGTAAGTTGGCAATCGAGGGTACCAACATTGCCTTATACAACCAGGATGGTTCCATGAGAGACCTGGGATCAGTTATGGCAGATGTGGAGAAGGCTACAGAAGGTATGACCACTGCACAACGTGATGCAGCCATGAGTGCAATATTCGGGGAGCAGGCAATCAGGGGTGCGAACATCTTGCTGGCAACAGGTTCTAAAAGGTACAATGAACTGGAGCAAGCAATGTACGACTCTACAGGAGCTTCACAGAAGATGGCAGAAACCATGGAAGATAACGTAGCAGGTGCTTTCAGAGCCTTCAAGTCTCAGGTTGAAGGTATCATGATACAGATAGGGGAGCAATTAGCACCTATACTGAGAGACACAATAATTCCTCTTTTATCTGGCTTTGGGGAAAAGATAAGCAACTTGATAAAGTGGTTTGCTGGGTTGGACGAAGG